TTAAATTGTGATACAATACTTTTGACACTTCATCATATTTTACTGTAGCATTAGCGGTTACTGTAAACTCTGAACCTCTTGCAAATGAATGGTAACCATTAGAAGAAAAACCTGTATATATTGCAGGACTCTCTATTGTTACTCCAAAAGAATTTACTACTGGAGTTATTGCTCCAACTTTTATATTAGAGGAATTTAATGTACTCATAGTTCTTAATGTAGAGCCAAAAGCACTTCCATCTTCTGTTGCTGTATTGTTTGTAATTGGCTTTTGACCACTAGATATAGTTGCTTCAAATTTATAAAGACCACCATCTGCTGTCATATCTGCATTTAATGAGAATGATGTACATAAACAACCACCTAAAACAGTATTAAATCCACCTGTTGTGTCAGGAGATGCTAAAACTAAAGTAAATGTTTTATTTGACTCAGTTTGTCCGTAAGCACCACTTACTCCAGTTGGACTAGCTACCATAGCAACATCAGCTAATGTTGCGTTTAAATCCATACCAGTTACACTTTGCATTAACATAGCTGTTCCACTATCTTGCCTAAATGTTCCTGATAAACTTACTTCAATAGCCCTCATTGTATTATCTTGAAAAAAATCTTCATCATGCAGAACTCTACCGCCCCTTGATCTTACAGCCGTAACTTGATTAGGGCTAAGACTTGGGAAAGCAACGGAATCTACATCTAGTTGTAATAAAGAACCAGTTATAGCTGGTGCATCTAAACTTGCATTACCAGTAACTGTTTCCTCTATTATCCATGCTTTAAAATCTCTGGGTGAAAAAACTTCGTTTGCCATTAGTTATCTCCTTTTTTTTCTTTTTTAATTTCTATTTTATCTTTAATTACATTAGGTATTGTACTTAGCTCAATACTTTTACCTTGATTAAGTGCTACCCAATCTTTGTAAATTAAATTACAATAGTTGTTATTAGAAGATAGCTTTTCATCTTTTTTTAGTTTAATTTTCATACCTTATTCCTTATTACTTTATGATATGTTGCCTAAAAACTTACCTCTCCATTCCCATCTCATAACATTTAAACCATCTACTAATTCTTCATCTTCTTCTAGCTCATTAATACGACAGCTCAACAATCTACCATCAAAGTAGGTGTTATGTTCATTTTGAAAGAACAGAGCTTCTATGTGTGATACTTGACGAAATATATGTTCCCAAGTATCTTTTTTGATTGTTTTTTCTTTAAAAGTATACGATACATCTAGTATATATTCTCTCATTTCTGCTGTAGACATACGCTCAATCAAATCCGTGCCTACAGGATTAAGTCTTATAGACTGGTTTCCCATGTCTTTAAATGCCCCTGTGTAAATAGGTATACTACCAGCAAACTCTTCGTTAAGAAAAGAGCGAATAGTGTCTAATATTTTGTCATCCCATATATTAACAAAACTTATCATCTACGAGTCATCCGTATTGAGTAAGGCATTCCTGTATCATCTACAGATTCATTCTTACCAAAAAACTCTATTTCCCATTTATCATTTAAGGTGGCTGTATCAGCAGTATCACCTGCAAATCTTATGTAAACATCTTGTGCTAGTGGTTGATATTGACCATTTATAGTCTCTATATAGTCAGCAGTTTCTCCGTTGTTCATTCTTTCAGCACCTAGGTTATCCCCATCTTTCTGCCAGACGGAGTATTTAGCAGTACCCATAGCTCCTGCTGTGGTAATCTTAACACCAACTCTATCATAAATATCGTAGTAATGACCTCTAGTATCTACTAAGTTAATAGAACCACTTACTGATATCTGCCTAATAACACCCTTACTAGAGTCTCCTGTAACCTGCCAAGATAGTTTTGTTGAACCATCATTTAATGATGCAATATTTCTATCAGCTTCTTCAAATAAAGCATTTGCTATTTCAGATGTAGGATCACTTGACCTAATAAGAAATGAACAAGCAAGTAAAGCTGTTGTTCTTACAATCATATAATCATAATTACCATCTTTATCTTGGAATTGCTTTCGGGGCAGTCTGCCATCTAACCTAGAATCAAGGTATTTTTCGGCATTAGATATATAGCGTGTTCTAAGAGTGTTCCAATCATCACCAGACTCCATAAGTATATCATTTGGATTTGTAGCACTATTAAAGTAATAAACAATATCATTTGTATCATCATAATACCATTCATCATTAGTATCTACATCAGATACACTCGATTGACTTGCCCCTAAATTTTTACCATTTGCAAAAAGTTGTGTTACTAACCCTACATTATGAGCCTTATATTTATTAGTAGACTCAACTACAAAACCATATAAAGGTGTCTTTGTGTCAAACTCATCTATTGAGGGGAAAATGTCTTTTAAATCTCTATTTGTACAATATGCCATAGTGTTCCTATATTACTATTTTATCCTCTTTAATACAATATAAAAAGTTAAATGTTTAACTTTTTAACTCTATATGAACAAGGTCATCAAAATTATTATCTTTTGTTTGTCCATCACTATCCCAGTCACATCCTACTCTAACTGGTATTTTCATTACATGAGCAATGCCTCTAAGCATCCCACACATATAATGAAAAGTATCTCTATCATCCCAGTCAATAGGATATGGGGCAAGGTCAACAGCTTTACCCTCAATATGCTTTGAATATTTCGTCTTACTAGCACCTTTAGCAACTAATTCATCTTGCCTCTCTTGTGACCTTACCCCTTCAATAATAGTGACATCCATTATTTTGATAAGTTCGTTTAAGACAAATCTGAGTTCAGGATTAACACCCTTAAGTCTCTCTCTTGATCTTTTACCGAACCTATACATTATTTTTTCTTTCTCTTAGATTTAACTTTTTTTCTTTTTTTCATTGGTTTCTTTTTGCCGAAACCATAGCCTTTTCCTTTTGGCATATTATTTCCTCTTTTTCTTTATCTTTTTAATTTTGCCATTTTTTGTTCTGGCAAACTTGTGTGTTTTAGTTTCTCTGATTAATTTACCAGAGTATCTTTTATTACCCCATTTCCAACTTACTGTTTTAGCCATTACCACTTTACCTTATTTGCCCAATAAGCTCCAGACATCTTACCTCTAGCGATGTTCTTTCTGTGCCTTGCTTTAAATGACTTACGTTTTGCTTTCATTCTAGCAGACTCCCCTTTTTTAGGTTTACCTGCTGTACTAGCACCTTTTTGACCAAAGCGTATTAACTTTACCTTACTACCTACTTTAGCAAGAACAACATGAGATTTAGTCTTATGACCTCTGGTTCTTTTGGGCTTGTTATAGCCACTAAGACCAAATCTAGCTAACCTAGGATCTCTTTTGCTTTTCTTTTTTCTAGGCATTATTTCTTAACTATGCCTTCAATAATATCTGTTACTAAGTCAACAACCTTTTCAAAAAAGATTTGTTCTTTTTCTTCACTTACAAAAGGAATATCAATCTTCTTGTTAATTCTAGTTGCTAAAGATTCTTTAAAATCATCGGATTGTACATGGTCAATCATACCATCTGCATATTCTTTTACAATATGATCTTTAGCTTTATCTATAATTCCTGCTAATATTATTTTACTCATTTTAATTTCCTTATATTTGTTATTTTATATCCTAAATATATAATTGTCATTATTGCTACTAAACATTGTAATGTAAGACTAACGCTTGTTAGTGATAATCCATAGTTTCCCATACTTGCTATTGCTACTTTTGTACTATCCATTAGTGTTTTCCATTTACTCTGCTTAAACTACCTTTAATTTCTGAAACTTGATTATCTAAATCATTTATTTCTTTATTTAACCCATCAAACTTTCTATCTAGTTTGTCATCTGATTGATTCCACCTGCTAATTAATTTAATAATCATTCCCTCTGTATTTTCTAAAGTTTCACTTTGCCCTTTGTTCTCTATTTTTAAATCCTGAAGTGCTTCAGCTTGTTCATTTCCTCTTTTGTTCATTGAATAAACCATGAATACGAACATAGCCCCTACGACACCTATCATACCAGCTTCTGAATATATTGCCAAAAAATCCACTATCGTGTTCTCCGCAGTTCTCTGTTAATAAAGTAATTATGATTAAAGTCATCCTCTGTTAAGACTACTTTCTCTTTCTTTTTTTCTTTCCCCAAGATAAGGGATTTAAGTTTAATTCTGTTTGATACCATTCTAACTGTTCTTGCATATGTGTTATTTTAACTTCTTCTTCTTTTATGTGTTTATTGACAAGCTCTTCAATTCTGGTATCAGATAGTTTAACTCTACGCTCAAGTTCTCCAATTCTATTTTCAATACGTAAGTAGCCAAGCACAATAACAGCAACTCCCACAATAATCTGCCCAAGCCACTTAATGTTAAGACTAATACGAAAGTTATCATCAATCTTTGCCATGCCATATGATCTGTATGTTTTCTCATCGCTCATGGTTTGTAATATTTATAAAAATCTTCTGGATTCTCTTCATCTACCACTACAAAGATTGGAGAAACTATTGCGTTTCCTGTACCAGAACCACCAACTATAGCATATAAATACCTACCTTCTTGATAAGGTGATTTAATTGTATCATTATCAAATAGATGTAAAAAACTAGTATCACTAAATACTGGGACATAGATGCCATTTAATATCTCATCTACCTCTATTCTACGATTACTATTATAATCAACAACTTCTCCTATGCTAACTGTTCTATGTGGTTGCGATGGAAACTTTCCCATACCATTTACTTCAATCTGTTGGTTATACCACATTTGAGATGCTTTAACAATCTTTTCAAGATTAGCTTTAGTTTGTTTAGCTTTAGCACCTTCACCAATCCTACTAAAAGCAGGAGCGGAAGTAGTTGCAAGAGTAGCCATGATAGCCATAGTAACTGCGAACTCAGCAAGACTGTTTCCTCTATTACTTAACAACTGTTGCTACTCCATCTACTAATGTATGTTTACCTATTTTTATAGCACCTGTAGTATCGTCATAATGTTTTTTACATTCTACATCATAAGCGGATTGAGCGGTAATCCAAGAATCTGTTCTCTTAACTACCGCCCCATCACTTGTTACAATATAAGACTTATTTTGAGCATCGAAAGAGACTGTTTCATCTTTACTAAACTTATAAGAGACATTCTCTTTAGTTCTTGGTTTAAAGATGTATATTTTTTTTCCCTTTGAAGATCTCCGAACAAGCATTACTTTTCCTCTTCTACCTCAGACTCTAAAGAATCTTTTAGTCTTGAAATAAAAGCCTCTTTTCCAACTGTTAATTGGTCAAGATTAAACGCAGTACCACTAATCTTATTCTCAAGATCTGCGATATGATTTACCATTGCTTTTTGCTCATCCGTTAAGTCATCCAACAAATACTCTTTGTCAAATAAGTTTAGCTTTTGAGGCTCGTTTTTTTCTTTTTTAGCCATTATATGCTCCTATTGGTTATTGATTAAAGTGCTTTTAAATCTTTTTCTAGTTCTTCCATGTCAGCTTGTTCATCTTGCATTTGCTTAATGTTAGCTTTCATGCGACTGATTTCACTAGCAACTTGCTCTAAGCTATAAGATTGTACTGAGTCATCCATTGCTTTACCAGTGCTTCCATCGAATTGCTTTTTAACTAGTTGTAATTCATCATGTGATTGCTCTGCTTGTGCTTCTCTAACAACATTTCCATCGTCATCTTTGACTTCAGAAACTGCTTTAGAATCAACAACTTTAGTCTTTTTTACAGACCAACTTTTAGCAGACTTCATTGCTTTATAGTTTTTCATTTACTTGTCCTTACTTTGATTCCAGTTCTTTAATTCGAGCCGATAACTCTTGAACTGCTTTGATTAAGACAGGCACAAGAACATCTCTTGACACACCCATCGGTTTAATTCTTTCTCCAGTTTTGTTACCATCTTCATCAAGTATATCTTCCATTGCACCATCTTCGCCAGTAACAGCAGATGGAAAAGCCTCAGCTAATTCTTGAGCTACAAATCCAGCGGTCATTTTATCGCCTGATTTAATCCACTCAAAATCCCTTACTTTTATTTTGTCAATAGTCTCAACACCTTTTACAGATGTGTCTACAATATCTTTCTTTAATCTTTTATCTGATACATCAGTTAATGCAAATGTTCCTGAAGTATTTGATATATGTCCTACTTGACCACCATCACCATCATAGCAATCTATATAAGCAGTTGTTCCACTTGCATCATCTGCTCCAGCTTGAATATAAATACCATCTCTGTTGGCATTATTACCATCATTATAAACTCTAAATGCTTGTGTACTTGTATTACCATAAACTGTAGCTTTAGCATGACCATCACCACCACTTAAAGAAAATTGTCTTGTAAGTGTACCACCAACTCTATTGTAAAAATACATCTCCGTACCAAGCGTACTTAAATTTGAGTTCATATTACTTGAACGAGATATAGTTACAATTCTACCAGTTTCTCCAACATTGGTACTTTCATCTTGCATTTTAAAACTTAATCCATGACCTCTTCCGCCTATTGCATCATCATCATAAGCACCATGTAAAGTGAGTAAGATATTGTCATCCATATCACCAGCACCATCTGTGCCACTTTTGTCATGGTCAAGTCCTACTCTTTTAAAATAACCTGACCTAGCAATTACATTGGCACCTTCTGTTTGAGTATTGCCAGTAGTTGCATCTGATGCCATATAAACATCAGTAATGCTAGAACTACCAATTACTGCTGTATTATCTGCAATTCCAGTTGCTCCACTGCCTATAACTATTTGATGACTACCACTGCTTCCACTTGCATCTGCTTGATACCCTAGAATTGTGTTGTCCTCACCAGCTACTAAAACATTGCCTGAATCTTTACCAAATAACGAGTTTCTGACTCCACCTTGAATTAAATCACCTGAACCCATTCCAACTGCTGTATTATTTATTCCAGTTGCAAGTTTTAATGCTTGAGAACCAACAGCAGTATTATACCCATTTGCAGTTACAGTTGTTAAGGCTTGATAGCCAATAGCAGTAGTATGTCCAGCACTTCCAAGAGATTTTCCAGCTTCATAACCTACAAAAGTTCCACCCTCTGCTTGAACATGATTAACTTGTGTACCAGCATTATGACCAATCGCAACCATATTATTTGTAGTTGTTAAATTATCAAGAGTTCCGTATCCCATAGCAACATTATTGCTACCTGTAGTCGCTGATTTTCCAGCAAATGCACCAAAAAATAAATTGTTTGCACCGCTTGTAGATGCTTCAAATGCTTGATAACCTATAGCGATATTGTAAGCAGAACCACTAGCTAAAACACCTTCCATTGCTTGACTTCCAATAGCGATGTTTTTATCTGAACCAGCAGAATGCCTTGATGTTGAACCTAATGCTAAATGACCTATGGCGATAGTGTCTCCGTGTCCAGTAAATAATTTTCTACCAGCTTGATAACCAATTAAAACAGCATTTGAACCATTGTCACCATTTGTTGTTGCTCCAGCTTCATATCCTAAAATTACTGATTGTGATGTAGTAGCTGTGTTTCCACCTGCTGATAATCCAATAGCAACATTACCTGCCCCTGTAGTAAGCGCACTTAAAGCACTATATCCTATAGCTACAGTTCCAACTTGGTCATTATCACCCGAAGAATCTAAAGCAAGACCACCAATAGCTACTACAGCATCCATTCTTCCAGCTCCACCTTTACCAGCACTATGTCCAATTAAAACAGAATAGTTAGATGAACCAGTAGGATTATTTATACTTCCACCAGCATCATAACCTACTGCAACATTATGTGACTCACCTCCATCAATAGCATCCAAAGCATTCGCACCAACCGCAACATTATTACTACCAGTTGTCAAAGCTAATAAGGATTGATTTCCAATCGCAGTATTATTTTCTCCTGAGGTAGCGACCTTTAATGATTGATAACCAAGTCCAGTATTTCTTGAGTGTTGCGTTCCGTCTCCTACACCTGATTCGTGCCCAACATAAGTATTAAATGAAGCAGTAGTTATAGTTGAACCAGCAGTATAACCAATGGCTAAATTACCGCCACCTGAAGTAAGAGAAGTAAGAGCATCCATTCCAATTCCAACTGTACCATTTATAGCAGTTGTTGTCGAGCTAGTATTACCTTTTACTGCATTTTTACCTATAGCAACGACTCCGCTATATGCTTGACCAGCTTGTGCCCACGCCATTGCTTCATTACCGATAGCAACACAATCATTCGAAGTTGTTGCTGTTTGTAAAGTTGAATATCCAAGAGTAACATTTCTTGAACCAGTTGTATTAGCAATAGCAGAATATGCCCCTATAAATGTATTCGTATTTCCAGTAGTTGTAGCGGAGCCAGCTAAGTACCCAATACCAACTTGAGCATTAAGAACCGCACTCCCTGAACTTGCACTACGATTGGCACTATTAAAAACCCCATATCCAATCGCTGTAATTCCATAAGCTACAACTTCAGCACCTAGAGCTGATTGACCTAAAGCCACATTGCTATGCCCAATCGTTAAAGCATCTAAAGCATTTGATCCTAAAGCAACATTATTACCGCCAGTTGTTACAGCATTTAATGCGTTAAAACCTAAACCAGTATTATTATCTGAAGTTACGTTTTGAAGTGCATTTGCTCCTAAAGCAGTATTATTATCTGCTCCAGCACCTTCGTACATTGTATATTTACCAATGGCAGTATTATTTGAACCAGTTGTAGCTCGACCACTTTGATAACCTATAAAAGTATTATAGTCTTGAGTACTCATTACTTTACCAGCTTCAAAACCAATAGCTGTATTCATAGAACCCGAAGTAAGACCAGTAAGAGCTTGTCTACCTATTGCTATTGTACCCTCTTGAGCATCTCCACTTACTAATCTTAAACAATCAGTTCCGATAGCAATGTTGTGCATTATATCTGTTGAACCAGTGCCTAAATCTGCTCCAAATAAAGCACTTCTACCTAACGCAATATTATAATTAATATTCCCATTTGTACCCTCATCCATACTCTGCATTGCAGAAGAACCAATAGCAATATTTCTTAATTCTCCAGCACCAGCGTTTTGTAATGCGTATTCGCCTATGGCAACATTATCTTCTCCAGTTGTTATATTTTGCAAAGTTCCAACACCTAAAGCAGTATTATTACCGCCAGTTGTGATTGATTTTAATGATTTAGAACCTATTGCGGTATTACTATCTCCAGTTGTTACTAATTGTAATGCTCTGTATCCAAGAGTTGTATTATCTTGAGCAACATCACTTGTACCAGCGGACATTGTTTGAAAGCCAACAGCAGTATTTCTAAGAAAATCAACATGGTTAAAAGACTGCATTGATTGATAACCAACTGCAATATTACCACTACCATGTCCTGAACTACCTTCAGCATCAGCAGATACATCATTAGCTTTGTAAGCATCTTTACCGATTGCAACAACATTTAAATCTGTTGTAATTCCACCTCCTGACATTGCTCCCACTAATACATTATTATTTCCAGTAGTAATTTCGTGACCTGATGCTTGTCCGATAGCAATATTATCAGAACCTGATGTTAAGTCTTGTAAAGCAACCCAACCCATTCCTACGTTACCAGTAGCAGTACTAAGAGTACCAGTGCCTGCGACACCCTCACCAAAAAATGAATTATAGTCTGCTCCTACATCCGAACTTGCATTAAAAGCAGATTTACCAAATATTGTATTACTAGTATTACCACCATCATTATTACTAAGACTAATGCGAGAGTTGGAATCGACTTTCATCATAATATTGTTATTAACAATTAATCTTACATCATCAACTCCATACAATCCTATAGAGCCAGCGTTGCCTTGTATATAATTAGTTCCGACACTATTGTCCATTTGAATATAGTTTAAAGCACTACCAGTATTCTTAAGTCTTAATGTTGTACCATTTGAACCTTGTGCGTGAATTATAGCACTTGGCGAATGACTCCCCCCAACTCCAAGTCCAGTACTAGTAAGTGTCATTCGAGTAGTGTTTTGTTGATTCCACATAAACTTATTGTTGTACTCAAGACTATAAACCATATCAAGATTAACAGAATTACTTCCTATAGCGTTTGTAGTTCTTGCTAATCCTATTTGACCAAGTACTGCTTGGTCTGTATCTCTAAATTTTATTAAACCACTTGTAGAACTAGTTTCTTCTAATGCTAATTCTCCAACAACGTGGAGAGCTTCTGTGGGTGAGGCTGTTGATATGCCGACATTGTTATCACCAGTCATTGTTAATGTGGGCGTAGTTGTACTTAAATCACTAGCACCATGAGTAAATTTGAATTTATCTGAATCGGAATTATCAATTCCAGCTATCCACCTTCTAACCCCAGTAAGTAAAAATTGAGCAACAGCGTCTCCAGTACCATCGTTTTCTATTAATAATCCACCAGTAGCATCCGTAACACTATTATTTTGATAAATGTGTAATGGTGTAGTAGGCGAGTCAGTAGAAATGCCAATATTTCCTGATGAACCTTGCACAACAAAAGCATCTTTACTTGCTCCTGATGCTCCAATTTGAAAATCTATATCTGCATTTCCTGAGTTAAACCAAATTTGATTAGAGTAAAAATCAAATATATCAGCACCACCAATATAGCCATAGAGCCTATTATTGGAAGCAAACCCAAATTTAGAATCAGTATCACCCTTATGAACAATATATTGACCTAAAGAAATATCCGAATCAACTTCTAATGTACCCTCGATTATCTCATCATAAGCAAAACTACCAGCACCCTCAACTTTAAAATCGCCAGTTATTACAAGATCACCATCTATTTCACCGCCTTTGCTTAAGTCAGGAGTTACGGCACTCCCCATTCCTCCGTACATTATACTTCCACCATTCTAACTGCACCAGTTGTTGTTGAGGTAGAGTTATAGTTAAAATATAAAGTAGTTCCTAATCCCCTAGGGATTGTTAAGAAGAATAGTGTGTTTTTAGGAATAATCATATCATTAGATGCGTTTACATCTGTTTGAGATGCACTAAAATTAAAATATATTTCTACTGCACTGTAGACTCCTAAAGTCCCAGTTGAGCCTTTTAATACTTGGTGTGATGTGTTGTTTACGTTAGCTGAACTACCAGCAGTCCCTGCGGATGCTACTGTCCATTCTCCCCCAACTGTAGTGTTTAGTGCTTCTTGCACTGAATAAGTGTGTATATCTGCCATTTTTCTTCCTCTCTAAGCTATGACACAAGCGTGAACGAGATCGTTATGCTTGAATTATTTGTTGTTAATTCTTGTACTAAGTGGGGGCATAAAAACACCCCCACATAATATACTATTGTTTAGACGTTAGCGAATGCAACACCTTTGATATTGTCTGAATCGTCAATTATCTTTACTCCGTACAGTAAGTCACTTACGACTTTTGTACCAAGAGCATCGACAGAGTATTCACTCTGAACTCTAACTTCTTGTTGTGAAGCAAAAGCACAAGCTGAACGATGGAAGATAGCACCAGAAACTGTACCATCAGCTAAAGCACTTGATACAGTATTAGACATATAAACATCTATACCATAAAGTGATCCAACCATTCCAGACCTAAGTCCTTTATTTCCTTCTCCGACTGCATCATTTCTGATGAAGTACTGAGCAATCCCAGCAGATGGATTAAGTATGTCTGCAAATAAAGTTGGATTAACAACCATTGCACATTCACCATCCATATAAGGTACATCGTTTTCACCAAGATTAGCCAAAGCGGATTCAAAAACCGCGGCGGTCAAAGTGTTATCAGCAGATAAATCAATGCTTTGATTTAAACCATCTAACTCAGCCCAAATGTCAGCATCAACTTGACGAGCAAGAGCTTCGCCCATCATTCTTGAGTACTTAGCTACCAAATCAGCTTCTGACTGAATAAGTGCTACATCTTCAAATAATTTTCCGATGTATTTGTGCTTGTTAATTGATAACTGAGTTGTTGTAGTAGCAGTTGCATCGTAAGATACATCTGCACCAGCAGATTTATCACTAGCACTGATTAGACTCATTTCAGGAATGTTGATTGCATCACCATATCCTTTACTGCCTACAAGTGCAGAATAGTCATCAACTAATCCACGAAACACAGTTTTGCGTTCAAAATATTTATAAATTCCATCTGCCCAAATTTCTGGAATGAAATGCTGGTCAGTCGTAGTCGTTACTGGACTACCTTGATAATGTTTAGCCATTTAAAGTTACCTTTTCATGTATGATTGCAACACTGTACCCCAGTTTCTTCGCCTATCATCATCTGACATTTCAACCCAGTCTCCCATTGTTTTAGTAGGGACTGTGCCTTTATTGTCAGGTGGATTTACTCTCGTTTCCTCAGTAAATTCCTCAATAATACTCAAAAGAACTTCGGTTTCAACATTTGCAAATTTTTCTCGTTTAGATTCAGGAAGTTGAGCTAAAGCACCTTCACGAAGCCTTGAATCCATAGCTTCCCATCTTTCTTTATAGGGTTTGTATGATTCAATTTCACCAGCAAGATCAGTATTTAGTTCTTGCCATTTCTCTTCTTCACGAAGCTTTGCTCTACGCACTTCTTCCTCTTTTGTTTTAAAAGACTCAAGATTCTCTCTGAGTTGATTTCTTTCTGAAATAACTTCATTTAACCTTGAAATCGGTACATTATTTTCGACTTGTGTGTCGGCTTCCTTTTTTACATCTGGCTCGATGGTCGGTTGTTCTGACATTTTAACCTCTTAAGTGAGTTATGAAATCGCAAGGAATTACCCTTGCATTAATATATGGTATAATGTAAGTTAATGTAGTTATCTAATGCAAGAAAAAAATTACGAATTTAAGAAAAAATGGTTTAACTATCTAGGTTATAGACCACACAATGGACAAGTGCCTTTACACTTCCCTGAAAAGCAAGATGCTAGATTTCAAGTTGTAGTATGTGGGAGGAGGTTTGGCAAGACTTGGGCTAGTGCTATGGAAGCTACCTATGTAGCATCACAACCTGATAAAAGAATATGGGTTGTGGGTATGTCTTACAAGAAGGCAAGATTAATATTCCGTGAGATATGGCAACGAATGGTTATAGGTCATCCTGAAGATGTCGATAAAGCATCTGAAAAAGATATGTATATTCGTTTTAAATGGGGGACTACTGTAGAGGGAATGTCAGCAGATAATCCTGCAAGTTTAGTGGGAGAAGGTCTTGACCTACTTGTAATTGATGAGGTAGCCAAGATGAATAAGAAGATTTGGGATATGTATTTGTCTCCTACTGTAGCTGGTAGAAAGGGTAAGGTTATTTTTATTACTACTCCAGAAGGTAGGAATTGGATATATGATTTGTTTAAACTTGGTCGAGATGATCCAATGTGGGAGAGTCATAGTTCTCCATCATGGGTAAACCAACATGAATTTCCATTGGGATTAGAAGATCCTGCTATTGTAGAGAGAAAAAGGAATATGTCAAAAGAACTTTTTGGGCAAGAATTTGGTGCAGAGTTTTCTGTATTCGAAGGTAAAGTTTGGGATTTTAACAGAGAAAAAGATGTTGGAGACTTTCCATATAATCCTGATTTGCCAACATTTTGTGCAATAGATTTTGGATATAGGCAACCTGCCGTTTTATTTATACAGACAGAGTTTGATGGTGTAGCAGAACAAATAAGAGTATTTGATACAATATTGCATAAACAAAATATTAAAACAGAAGATTTAATTAAAATGATTAAGACAAAAGGCTATCCTATTATCTCTTACTATGGTGATCCTGCTGGAAGTAATGTCCAAGGACAAAGCGGAGCAGGAGATGTAGAGATATTTAGGAGAAGTGGAATACGAATTTTATGTACTAGAGATAGAATGAGTAGGAATCTAGTAGCTAGTGTAGCTTATACTAGGGGATTTTTTGAAAATGCTGATGGAGTTAGAAGAGTTCATGTTGATAAGAAGTGTAAAGAAATGATAGAGGATTTTGAAGAGTATAGATACCCTGAAAGTCAGGATGGTAAACCTATTAAAGAAGAACCATTAAAGGATGGTTTCCACGATCACGGAAATGATGCTTTTAGATATTTTATAATAAATAGATTTCCGATGAGAAATCAAGAAATGAAGAGGATTCAAAGATAATGGAGAAGATACTGAAGGATAAATTACTAGAGACAAAACTAATGATGTCTCATGGAAGAAGGAATGAGATTAGAAAACATCTTGATTATTACTCAGGGGTTTCTACTGACCAATATATAAATAGCTATTTTAATGGAGATGCTTTTGGTGAAATTCCTCCTAGTTTAACTAACTTTACTAGAAAATTTATTAATAAGATAAGCAGAATATATAGTTTGGGTGCTAAAAGAAATACTGGAGGCAGTACTAAAAGATATGAAGAGCTGACCATTACTAAAGATGTTCGCATGAAACACTCTGAAAGAATGACTAGACTATTAGGTACTATTGCTAATAGGATATATTGGAGAGATGGTTATTTTGACTATAGACCAATATATTATTTTGAAGCATATTTTGATGAAAATCCATTTGAACCTAGCTCTATTGTCTACCCACTATTAAATAATACATCAGATTTATCTAACACAGATAATCTACAATGGGAGTATTGGGATAATGAAAAATATGGTATAATGAATGAGGATGGGGATATGATTTCTGAGTCCCCTAACCCTTATGGAATAATTCCTTTTGTATTTACACACAGAGAAGATCAAATAGACTCATTTTTTGTAGAAGGTGCATCAGATATTATCAACTGTAATGAACAGGTAAATATTGCCCTAACTGAAATGAATTTAGGCATGAGGTTTAATATGTTTGGGCAACCTTGGGTTACTGGCTTAAGAGCTGACCAAAGCATGTTAAGAGCAGGTTCTAATACTATTTTAGATATGGGGGAAGATGGAGCATATAATATTACCAGTCCTCAAGGAAATATTGGAGAGGCTATTGATAATATTAAATTTCAAATGGAGTTAGTTGCTACTAATAATCATTTATGGATTACTTGGGCTGAATCAGGTGGAGAAGTCCCAAGTGGTATATCTCTTATGATTAAAGATATGGAGAGAAAAGAAGATTATTATGACGACATAGCTCTTTGGAGAATGTATGAAAAACAGTTTTATGAAGTAGAGAGAGTAATTGCTGGATATAATGGCATTGATTTCTCTGAAGAATTTGCTGTTGACTTTGAAGAAGTTGAATACCCTAAAACAGTCCAAGACCAAATATTAAAAGACCAATTTGATATAGATAATAATTTATCCACTAGGGCAAAGATTATGATTAGGGACAATAAAGACTTAAATGTAAAACAAGCACAAAAAATTATAGATGATAATAGGAAAGTAAATGAAAAAGAAAGACCTAACCCAATCTTTACAGAGTTCCGTGAAAAAGCTGGACAAGATCAACAATCTGACGATTAATTTTACAGGCACACTTGAAGATGTAATGAAAAATCCTATTCAATGGGCAGAGCAACAAGTTCAAAGAGGTGTATTTGAAAATCTTAGTAAATACTTAGAAGCAAAAGAACTGGGAGAGGAGTTTTGGGATGGAGTTAAAGATAAAACTTAATTTTGATTTTGGTAAATTAGCAAGGCAGATGCCTAAAGTTATTAGAGAGTATAAAACAGAATATGCTCAAGGCACAGCAGAGGGTTCTAAAAAAAATATTGACAATGGATTAAGCCCTAGCTTAGAAAAATCTACTAAAGAAATTAGGAAGTTAAAAAATGTTTCAGGGACAAAACCTTTAAAAGCTTCTGGAGATTTATATAATAGTATAAAGTCCAACAGTAGCCAATTAAAATTTTTAAAGTATGGACAATACCATAGAGAAGGTTTTACTCCCAAGAAAATACCTACAAAAATTAAAAATAATAAATTTTTTCTAGTAAATAATAAACAAGGCATTTCAGTACCTGCTAGAGACTTTATTGGGATTACAGATAAAACAAGAAATAAAATTAACAAAGACTTTAGAATGAAGGTTAAAAAATCTCTTAAAAAATAAATTATTGTATTATATAAAGGCACAAGGGTAGATTATGGCAAAAGAAGGAACTGAGTTAGATGGAAAAGATAGAAGATTACTTGCTGAAATT